ACCGAGATGAGCGCACCCGGCTCCATGCTCAGTGTATTCGTGTTCAATATGCCGTCATTGACTACTGTGTACATGCCGATTAGATCAATTTCATCTGACACATTCTTATGCTCGATCATCAAATTGAGCTGCCTGATACTGGGCAGTGCCTGAAGATCAATGCCGCGTCCGAGCGTCTCACCCGGACTTACATCTGAACGAAACACGATAAAACGCGAACCCGTTTTGAGCAGCTCGTTCTTGAGCAGCTCGCCGGACTCTTCACACAAAATAACGTAGTAATCTTCGTCGGTGTCGTAGTCGTGATACACGCCGCACTTGAACTTGACCAGCGCATTCGGCGACTCTTTGTAGCTCGACTTCATTTTTTCCGTGGGCTTGACCTTCAAGACCGCTGTGATTTGCTCATACGGAACCGACATTGCATAGAACACATCTCTAGGCATGTCGCCACTGGGCGTGCATCCTAGCGTCACGTCACACAAAGGCACGGCTTTGAACTCAAGGCGATCCATGGGGATATTGTAGTCCACCTCAAGTACGCCCGTGGACAGCATCATGTCCCGAAGCGACTCATTCACCTTGCCTGCAAAGTTGCTGGAGTTGATGTACTGAAACGCCACCTTGACCGACATCTCAAGCGCCTCTTCAATCGTCATTATGCCAGAGCCTTCACCGCCTTCAACAGCGAACTCTGGGAACAACTGCTCCTCCTGCATTCTGTCATCAGGCACCGAATCAATTGGATCGAGCGTAGCCCAAGACAGGCCCGTCGGTACAATTGACTGCTGGAGCGTATTGATTGACCGCCGCCGAGCAATGATGGCTGTATCGTCAAACACCTGCTGAAACCCTGTACTCCCATCCATTGTCTCGTTGAAGAAGCGAGAGCGGTTTGGATCAGTGAGCTTTGCCGCCTCCTGAAACAGGCCGGCCTGCGTATCCATTTCCTTGGATGCGCTCTTGATTCGACGCTTTACATCCTTGAGTGACAGTTTCATAAGTTGCCGCCAATGCTGCCGGGCAGTCCGACTCGGCTCCGCGTCCTGATCCTGACTCTACTGGCCTTCTTTTCAGACTCTATTTTCTCATCAAGCTGCTTCTTTTTTGCAGCCCTCTCGGCATCAATTTGATCCTGTGATTTTTTAGGTGTTTTTGCTTTCATGTAAAAGCCTCCGCAGTTGTTGCGGCCAAATCATCAAAGGCTCCTCAATTCCTAGTGTTGATTTGACAATTTCCGTACAGCTCATTAGGCAGAGTCTAGTGCATTCGTCTGGCATTTCAAACTCAACGCTGATGCTATCAGAGCAGTCTGGTGAAAACGGTAGCACTGACGACGAGACAAACAGACGACCGAAGCCACCATCAATGAGCGTGTGCGTTGACGTGTCGTGCAGTTGAATGAAGCAGTGACCATGGATACCTGGAGAGAATACGCGAGTCCACCCGTCAACGGGTCGAAAGTACACTGTTGCTTTCACTCAAGCCTGCTTTGAGCTGCGCTTGATTTCAACTTTCCCTCTGTCTCGACTCAGCACGCACCCCGGCAACCGATGCGCAAGACGATCAAAGTTGCTCTTCATGATGTGCTCTTCTTTGTTCTTGAGCATCATCGAGATGCAGCCCTTGCTGCCCTCCACCCACTCGATGTCTCCGACAACAGCGTCCTTGGCTACGATGAGCACGTCATTCATTCCGGGTTCAATCTTGTTCTTGAGAATCAATTTTTATCTCCTATTAAATGGGGTCTTGGCAATGACTGTACCATACGACGACTGTCTGCCTGACCCAATCAGCGCCGCCCGACCCTCTCCTTCTCCAAGCAAGCCATATTCGGCAGCCTCGGCAATGTGGCTGTATCCGTTTTTATCTGGCTCGTCGCTGAATCTCGTTGTTCCGATCACCTGCATCCTTCGGTATTGAAAGCCGCCCTTGAGGGCCTTGTGACTCATTTTTGCTTTCTTATGCACAACAAACGCGGGTCGCCCATCCATACAATTTCTCAGACAAGGCGTAGAGATGGCTGCTCGTCTGATGGTGGGGTTGTTGTCGCGAACGCCGGGAACTTTGGCTGGCCTTGCGGGCAACCCAGCCGCCTGGAGGATCTTGATGGGCGTGTCATCAGTAGCCTGCCCCTTTCCCTCGCCAGAAGGGTCGCACCATATCCTGACCGATGTAGCATCGAGTGATGATACTTTTGACTTGATGAGCGGCGCGAACGTCTGAGCACTCATGTCCTCAGTGACCAGCTCATCAAACAAATGCCACCGCCCGATGCCGTCACACTGGTAGAAGGCAGCCGCTGGCGTTCTGCCAAAATCCACGCCAATAACCAAGGGGAGAGACGAGTTAAATTGATACTCCTCTTCCGAGTAGTGAACGCGCTGATTGTACCAAGGGTGAACAGGCTTACCTGTCATTACAGAGCCGATCTCGTTGGCAAGATTGACCGCTATCCAGTCATCTGTCTTGCCGCCCATACCCTTAGTGTAATAACCATCCGGTAGGTTGTGGATGTTTTCAGCGTGAGCATTCTCAATCCAGATGACATTGCCATCAGCGTCGAGTCCATTTCTCAGCACCCCGCCCGGCTGAACCCAGAACCCCCAGCCCTCTGGCGATTTCTCTTCCAGCAGGGCTAGCCATTCGTCCTCGTCGGGCGCATTGGTGTCCCCAATCATCCCGTGCCATGTCGGATTCTCAGGGTAGCGACCATGACGCAAGTCAGCCATATCGACCACCTCTTTAGGCAGCTCTTTTGTTTCATTTAGCCAGAACCCAGTGACCTGATATCCCCGAAGCTTCTTGATTGAGTCAGGCCTATCCAGCGCCAAAAAGATCATTTCAGCTTCAACGGTAACGCCGTCGGGCCGTTTGAACTTCATAGTGTGAGTGGGCGGCTCCATGCCGCCAGCCTTAAACTTTCCAAGCTGGGCATTGACGGCTAGCCAGTCCTTGATGGTTGTGCCAAATAGATCGGAATAGGTGTTCCTGATTGCGAGCCACCTTGATCGACTTACACCGTCAGCTCCCGGCTCTTGATCATAAATATGTTTAATAACTCGTTGAACAGAGCCAAGGGTTTTACCAGAACCAAGCGGGCCTCTAATAATGTCAACCCGGTTTTTGCTGGCCATGTAGCCGCGCAGGACTGGAGCATTTCTAGCGCCAATTCTGAATTCAAGATTCACCCAAGAAGTCCTTGATGTTTAATTCTGGAAGGCCTTCGTGCTTGACGCGATTTGATGCCAGCGCATCGACAAGCCTGTTCTTGGCGATTGAGTCCATGATGCCTTTTCGGGCTGCGACAGCCTTGGGGTCGCCGTCGCCTTTAATGAGATCAGCATCGTGCTTTAATTCATTAAGCACCCACGCCGCATCAATGTGCGCAACCTCAGCCGCTTCGACTGCTTTTTGCTTGATCGGGGCTTGAATTTGTTTGATTCGTTTCTGTATAAGAGGTTTTAAGAGGTTTTCATATCCGATCTTTTGGGCTGTTTTTTTTGAATACTTCGCCCGGATCGCGGCTTGAGTCGCATTGAAGTCAACGATAAATTCTTGGCAGAACCGTTCCTGCCTTTGCGTGAGTCCTTCGGGTGTTTTCATGATCACCTCGCCTAATTTTCATTCAACTCTATCACATCATCAACAGACTCGACCAATCGCCATTCCCCCTGCCAGCTATCCCTGAACTCTGTCTCGCCCTCTGTGAGCTTGCGCCTACTGGGTACTTTGCTGCCATCCTTGATCTCAACCGCCACTGTTCTTCCGTTTTTGCTCACGAACAGATCGCAGCACCGTTTCAACTGAGACACGATCAGCACCGACCAGCCTAGACCCCTAAATGCCTTGACGATATCCGGCTGATTATCGTCAACCTTAGCTGCGCGCCTCATGATAAACCTTCTTTATCGAATACCCATGCTGCATGCATCTCCCACGCCCTTCAGCGGCCTGCCGTGTACACCCCGGCGCTTTGCAGACTCGACTAAGACTGGCATGTTCACC